TTTGTTTTCGCTACGCTCAAATACAATTTGGGCTACGCAACTCAACTCACGCGCATTCATCCCACGCTCCTAAGAGTGAGACGTGGGGCTTCTGCTGATTAAGCTAACCGAGATTGAATTAAGTTGGAATGGTGAAAAATTTGTCTGCGAGGACAAGAAAATAGAGAACCATATTCTGTTTAAAACCAGACTTGCTCTTTTGCAGAACAAAACCATAGTAACTGAATTTCTCCAAAGGTGTAATTTTCAGTTAATTGGGTACGAATACGATGATGGTTTTAAAATCCAGAAAAGCGAGGAGGTATTTTTTGATCTCGCTGATGAGGGGACTGGCTTTAATATAGTTTTCAATCTAGCCGCGATCGCGCTACTAGACCTCAAAACAAGCTATACCAGGAACAAAAAGACTGGCAAGTTTGATGAGAAATCTTACCTGTTCGATGATCACAAAAACATAGACAGGATATACATAGACAGCAAATCTATAAAACCAAATTTGCATCCACTATTGTTTGAGCGCATTACTGAAAGCATGGGATTACAGTGTGGATTCTTGAACCCGAAAGATGTCAGAGAGTATTTAAAATGCGCTGTCAACCCGTCAGGTGATTGTGAGACTTGTCAGCATTTTGAATCTGACGGCAACAGAATTATTCAGTTTAGATAATTTAAGCGATCGCATAACCAAAAGGAAAACATGGAAAACCACACCAACACAGGAATGATAGTTTTAGCTGCTGTAAGGTACGCAATGGGTAGACGTACTTATGCGGTTAGCATGATAATTGGTTGGACTAAAGAATTTTGGGATAAATTATCTCAAAATGATCGCAACTGCATATCTAGAGATGTCAAAGAATTTGTTGAGAGCGATCGCAGCAAAGGTGATGATTGCGATAGAAAAGATTGGGAAAATTTCAATAATTGGATAATTAATAAAAATCTTAATCAGATTTAAGCGATCGCACACCCTAATTACTAGCTTTATCAAAATAAATGTGTTTTAATAATTATCAAGTCCAGATTATTAGAACATCATGAATAAAGCAGAATTAGTTGATGTGATCGCTATCGAATTACCAGGAACAACAAAAAAAAGTGTTAACCAATTCCTAAACGCTTTGACTAAAGTTATTTCTGAATCTGTAGCTGAAGGTGAAAAAATCACTATCGTCGGATTTGGAACTTTTGAAGCTGCACAAGTCAAAGAACGCAATGGACGTAACCCCAAAACCAATGAACCTATGCTCATCCCTAGCAGTGTAAAACCAAAGTTTACACCTGGAAAAGAGTTCAAAGAAAAAGTTTTGGCAGCAAGCAAATAGTTTTTATGCGATCGTTCTGGTGGGCGCTCGCATATTAATAAATTTATATAACATTAATTAGGGAGGAGAAATGGACTCAATTCAAGAAGTAGCTCGATCTTTGGAAATTGCATTAGGCAATAATTACAAAGTTCAAACATGGACTAATATCGTATTCGAGAACAACATGATAATAGGTACGTTCAAACAATTTAATGACCCCAAACACTACATTATAGCAGTATCGAAAGACTCTGATGATTTTATTTTAGCTGAAATAAACGAGTGATTTAGCTTAATCAGCAGAAGCCCCACGTCTCACTCTTAGGAGCGTGGGATGAATGCGCGTGAGTTGAGTTGCGTAGCCCAAATTGTATTTGAGCGTAGCGAAAACAAAGAAGGCTACAGCGACGAAACGAACAAAATATTGATTTTATGTTATTATAAAAAAGTAGGTGTAGTCCAATTAAATGCAGAAATGCAGCCTACAAAACAAAAAACAAATCTCAAAACCAAAGAACCGTGGGGCGCACGGTCTTAAAGCTCAGTTAATGTCCTCATAGAGGAGTCACTGAGAAGCCTACATTCACCTGAAAGGGAGTGTGTGGAGTACGTCACGGGGAATTATTTGAATTGTTTTGGTTGCTTGCCCCTGGATTATTTGCGCGTCTTTCTCTGATTTTTCGTATTATCTCCTTGATATCAGTTGGATTTATAAATTCTGATGCAAGAGTAGTGACAATATCATTATTTAAAGTTCCCGCAATATTCTCCGCAATCCATCCTGATACCGTATCTTTGACAGTTTCTTGGTGTTCTTTAGATGTTCGTTTGATTTCGTTTGCTATATTTTCTGCCAGCATTTTTGTTTTTGCGATCGCGGAAGCAGTTTGAAAGGCTTGATCTAATGCTGCTTTCGCGTATTCTTTTTTGGAGATTTTCGTAACGTGCTTAATCCCATCACTTGCTATAGACCCTAAAAGTCCTCCAATTAATTCGCCGGGCTTACCACCTGTTATACCTCCTAAAACATTGCCCAATCCTTCTCCACTTATTTCAGCGATAAGATTAGTTGCTTCTTCTTTTAAATTAGCATTCTCGCCGGCTATTTTTTTAGCAGTTACATTTGCACCAACTTTAGCCGCTTTTTTAGCTGCTGTAGGCAAATTACTTGCAACTATTCTCGTGCCTACTTTTATAGTTCTACCAACTGCTTTTTTGGCAAATTGTCCACGCGAATTTCTTATGTGTTGCATTGGATTCCACCAAGCATCTTCTCTAGATTGATCGCTGACATTAGCCTCAACCTTCTCCCTAATTTCAGGAGACAACCGAGCCAGAGTTGAATCAATAATTTCCTGTTTTTCTGCTTCTGGCATTGAACCTGCTGCACGTTGAAAACCCTGTTCTGCTACAGTCATCGGGTCTGGGGGGTTATCTAAAATAGTTGCCCCCATCCTATTCAACATTCTTTCATTGGCAGTAAAAGCAGTACACCGACATCCAAAAGCGCAAGTTGGAAATGCGACTTTCCAGAATGGATGATCTGAGCGAATAGCCTTATTATTTAAAGCCAAGTGGTTAGGACGTGGTACAACACTATCACGATGAACCCACACTAAATAAGGACGACGCTGCATAATCTCAGGAGTCATCGCCTGTTGCCACCGTCCAGCCGCATAACTTCTACGAGAATTGGTGTCTAAAATTGTGTAAATTCTGTTGTCGTCAGCTTGCCACCCCTTCCTACCAATTAAGCGCTTGAATTGACGTTTGAAAGTTTCAACGTCGTCACCATTAGTAATTGCTTTATCAACCAACCATTTAGCGTCTTCCAGTAAATCACCGCGAGTTAAGCCAGAAATAGTAAACGCTACATCATGCTGTTCTGCCTTAAAATCCTTCCATGACTTTGTAGTGAATATAAATTTACTGCGGAAATAGGCTAACTGCTCCTCAAATGTTTGCTTAAACCAGTCAGGTATACTATCAGTTTTAAAGTCAATTTCATCATTTTCAGTATCCAGCATCCCAGCTAATTTAGATATCGTAATTGCCTGTTCCAATTGATTCATAAATTGTTTGCTGGACAATGAATCATAGTAGTCAGCAACATTGATATCTTCTAAATTATCCTCACTTTGGATTTTTTTGGTAATTACATTAATCCAGGAATTTATAGATAGAGCGATCGCTCTTTGGTATTTTTCTACAATTAAATCAACTATATCTTCATCTTTTTCGGCATTATCATTTTTTTTTACGGGTTCAAGAATAACACCGTCAGTTGGTTTAATATTGCCAACAATAACGCCATACATTTTTTCAGCCATAAAAAGACTGTAACCATAAACGAATTGCATTAACAAAAGAATATCTTTGTATTCAATTCCTTTTTTGACGCAATCATGAATATCAAAAAAATCAGGATCTAAGGAAAAATTATCCGAAATTACTTCTACTGTCTTTTTACTTATTCCAAAATCAAGTAACTCGCTGGGTTGAGCATAGTTAATCATCTCAATAATCCTCTGTTTCTAAATAATTTGTCAAACTCAGGCAATATATTCGCGTTAAACTCTTTCTCGTCCCAATGCCCATTTCCAAAATCTCTGCTTGTTTTAGCAAGAAGGGTTTGCTTTAATTCTTCATTTCCTGATTTTGTTACAATATACTGTGTATATGCTCTAGCAAAAACTTCTGAAGGATCTAAGAGGTAATCTGCGTGTTGTCTCCATCTTCTTTGCCCAACCTCATCTATTCTCTTGATCGCATCAGAATTTCTTAATGCGTTCATTAATGGTGACATATCTGGCACTTCTTCCTTGGCTTGGTTTATTAGATTGTTATATACTCCCTGATCATTATATCGTGTGACAAAAGTGCCATAACGTTTGTTATCTCCAAATAAAAGTAAATCAATTGTATGCCCCATTTCGTGAATAGTATGAGTTTGCGTAAGTAATTCATTTTCTTTCTTCCCAATATTTTTGTCATCTCTATTTTTTACAGATTGGACATTTATTTGTAAGGTGTTAAAGGATATATCGGCAATACCATTTTCCCCTTTTTTCCCGGATGTTTGTACCATTCCACCTGTAATACCAGAATCATCAATTTTATTAATATCAATTTCAACTAACTTTGACTCTAATTCTTCAAGAGAATGAACTCGATTAATTGTATCTAGTGACGCAGAAATAGCTGATTTAGCAATTTTGACAGCTTCTTTAAATTCTGGAGCTTTTGCTGAGTCTGTTACATAGATATCAGGAGCGTAAGGAATTGCTTCCTGTTCAGCCTTAACTTCCTGTTCACGTTCAACACGCAGTACACCACCATCCTTCGCCGTCCAAGGCTGTATAAGTTCTTGTTCAGCCTTAACTTCCTGTTCACGTTTAACACGCTCTTGTTCAGTTCTGGCTTTAGCTTCTTGTTCTGCCTTGGCTTTAGTTTTTTCGATTTCTGGATCTGGATTTCCGTTGCCCGAATTACCTGGAGTAGAACCACCTCCGCGACCTGCTAAAGCTAGTGCAGTCACACCTCCAGCTATTCCTAATGCTGCTACCCCACCTGCTACAGCTAATCCTATCCCTGCACCATTAGGTTTAGATTTATTCTTTTCAGGATTATTACTTGG